ATCTCTTGCTCAAAGGCTGCTACAGGAGCTACCCTGTCCATTACTAACTTCCATGCTGCTGCTTGATTCTTATGCTCAGGGTCTAAGGCAGCATCAAAGATAGACTCTAGTACCTTACGTGACTTAGGACTAGCCAGCATACGATCTCTGTACTCGTTGATGATAGCTGCTGTGCCTTTAGGCCTACCTACCTTACCTGTCTTACGTGCAGTAGCTACACTAGTCTTTGTAGGCCTCCCTTTCTTAGGTACACCTTCGGTCATGTTTAGCCCTTATGTAGTCATATGTTGTCACCCGTCACCCCTAGTTACTTAGTAGGTCCTAATCAGTAGCTAAGTAGGTTACTCCTTTACTTCCTTCTCATGAGAAGTACTAGTAAGTCAGTAAGTAATTCTACTTAGGTGACCCCTTGGAGGGGATCAGGATGATCGATTAGTTTGATCAGGCGTTACACCTTAGGAGCCTACCCTTTGGTGTCTACTTTATTGCCTAAGTAACTACCTTCTATTATATCATACTTTTTTATAAAAGTCAATACCTATTAGGCAATATTGTGACATATTACCAATAATAGTAGTGTCTTAGGGTGTCATTTGCAGCCACTAATGGTGTCCTTTTAAAGTTATCCACAGGTTATACATAAACTCTTGATTTAACTGGAGTCTTAGGTACTCTTTTGTTGTTCTAATTTCACTCTTTTTTGTGCCTGAGTAGCTACAACATAAGTATTCCTATGTCAATCCCCCTCCCCCCCGGTCTAAACACAAGGCCCCCACAAGTTTAACACAGGAAGCCATGAGCTGTCAAGGGAAAACATTGGTATTATTCACACTTGACAACACAAGGCAACTATGGTAACAACCAGAGGCGCAACCATAGATAACATGTGAAGTCAATAGGTAATAATACCATGATTTAAATGTTGACATGTGTGTGCTTAAGTAGCACCCATTGAGGCCACTTGAGACACCATGAGATTGCGTTACCGAGGGAGCACCGAGGGAGCGTAAATAATTCACAAAAATAAATTGAAAATAATTGTTGACAACGGCATTCAATGGTCTATAATGGAGTCATCCACTAAGGGATTAACCAAGAGGGAAACAACATGACTACATTCATTATCAACGGCTGGAAAGTTTACCACACAGCGCCCGATTGCTACATCACTGCGAGCCCTAAGGGACACATCATAGAAGGGCAGACACTAGCGGAGGTAACCCAACAGATTCTAGAATGGCGACCAGCATAAACAACCAAAGGGGCCGAAAGGCCCCAAGACTAACCCAAGAGGATTGAACAATGAACATCAGAGCCAAAGAAATAGACTACCACTACAACACCAAAGGCTGGGGCGAGACTGCCACTATATACGAAATGCCGGTAGGTAAAAAGTATTCTGTAATATGCAAGGTACACCACGAGTACCAAGAGCGTGAGTTACACGTTAGAACATTCCGAACGGATAGCCTAAAACGTGCACAGGAATACGCTAGAAATTTTGTTGCTTAAAAAGTTGACATTAACAGGGAGCATTGTATTATCAGTGTTCCCGATTAATCTCAACACTAGTCAAAACCGAGGATTACACTATGGACACTAACAACTGGCACAGTGACACTATCGCACGTTTTAAGACACTACCTGCAGAGGCTTTGATTTACATTCGGGATGATGCCTATACTGCAGCACAGGTAGGGGAGACAATAGGCAATCCCAAAACAGGACAGTACTGGGATGAATTTCACTATGCCTCACAAGAATTGCGTAGACGTGGTATCACTATGATTAGCTTTAAGAACTAACAGGGGAACCATCATGATAAAACTATCTAAAGCGTCTAAAATGCCCTGCAAATCATGGTCACTGCAGGCGCTCGATACATGTCCAGCATCTAGAACTACCACAGGCGAGCTAGTGGATGCCTGTAAAGGATGCTATGCTACTACGGGTAACTATAGGTTTAAGAACGTGAGAGCACCTAGGGAGCACAATCGGGATGACTGGAAGCGTGAGTCATGGGTTACCGAGATGGTACAGGAGTTAGACACAGAGCGATACTTCCGGTGGTTTGACTCTGGTGACATGTACGATATTCGGTTAGCACGTAAGATTCTAGAGGTTATGAAAGCTACGCCATGGGTTAAACACTGGCTTCCCACTAGAATGTACAAATTCTACAAATTCATGCCAGTGATACATGAAATGCAGTCTTTAGAGAATGTAGTAGTACGCTTGTCATCCGATAGCGTCACAGGTGAGACAATAGCAGGGGCTACCACTAGCACCATTGCGACACTTGACACAGTACCAGAGGGTAGTGTAGTCTGTGAGGCGTACACTCGGGAAGGCAAATGTGGCCCGTGTCGCTCATGCTGGGACAAGGATACCGCAGTAGTCACCTATATCGGACATGGTAAGTCTATGGTTAAACAACAATCAAATATCATTGCAAAGGGGTAACACCATGCGTAAACTTAAGTCTTACATTAGCACCACAGGCACTAAACTGTTAAACTGGCTACGACTAACGGTCTGGTTCGATCATTCCGAGGGCATGTGGCATATTCAGAACGATTACTCAAAGCCTCACAGGCGAGTATTCAAGGATCACAAGCTAGTGGCGTCCATTAGACTCAATCGCGAGCTACGCGCTAAACTGGCTAAACTAGGGGAGTAACCACCATGAAAATTTACGTAGATAGCAGAGACGAAATGCTAGCCATAGTACAGGGGCTAGTTGAGCGAGGACTGAGGTTTACAGTTTATGTTGACATAGACTCACTGGAAGGCCACACGTACACTATTCAGCTAGCAGGGGCTTAATAGTATGGAAAGGCTAACACTAGCAGAGGCACTAGATGCTTTAGAGGCTGCACTAGAACAATGCAAGGAATATTCCGACAACGAATGGGTTATTCCTATGGGTTACAGGTGTGACAATGATTTTAGAATAGATACCATGCTAAAGCGCATAGCCGCTACACGGGAGGATTAACACCATGGACACAGTTGTATTTGCAGGGGGCTTTACAGTAGGTGAGATAGTGGCGTATGGTACCGCCTTCCTGTTACTAATATTCTGGTCAGACTTAAAAGGACGGTAAAGTTATGAAAGTTATTGAGAAGAAAGCAAACGCACTAGAGGCTGCAGGCCTTATCCCTTACTTTTTCAGTGACGCCGTGGACAAGGTAGGTTTACACGGTTTCCAGACTGTAGCTGATAAAATGGATTCACTGTACGGCTACGGAGGCTTCAGTTACCCGTTTGACGGCTACGTAGACACAGACGTAGGTCAGTACATAGCTGATGATGATGACCCCTTAGACGCGTTCCTAGTGCTTCAGGAAGGGTCTTATACACTGTACGTGTTCCCTTACGCCATCACTGCACTAGTAACGGATGACCATCAAGTTATCGGGAGGTTCGATTGATGAATAAGCGTACACCATTTATACCCACAGTAGAACAGATGCAATATGACCTAGTGGATCTACACTTGCACATGATGCCGCTCTATGAGATAATGAGTATGGCTCGGGAACACCTAAACAAGGAGTACAGAGGTAAAACCGACGACTCTATACAATTAGAATGGATTAGTACTTTCCATAGCGTATCAGAAGATACACAGTAGACATTACCTAGAGGAATACTAAAATGAGATGTAAAGCTTGCAACACATTACTAGAGGACTTTGAAGCTATCAAGAAGGATAACCGAGGTGAATATATTGATCTATGCAGTACTTGTTATGCTGTTTCTCTGGCTACTGAGTGGGACTTAGAGGAGGCAGAGAATACTGGTATTATTTCACTAGATGAGTACTTGACAGATTTTACTGTTCATGATATAATTTAACTACAGTAGTAACTAATGAAGTAACTAAACAAGTATTACTAAGTAGGTAAGTAAAGGAGTAATCTACTGTAGTACTACATTAGTACATGTGAAGTTACTTCTAAGGCTAACCTAAAACTACATGAGGCTACATATGGACCCTGAGGAACGTATTGACCTGTATTTAATCCAGCATGGGTCACTCACAGTACCCGTCATAGGCCTAGAAGCCTCTAAACGGCTCTGTAAGGCCTTTGAGAAGGCTGACCCTTATGGTGGCATACCCTTCAGCAAAAAGCTCTCACAGAGCCATACAGAGGCCCTAGAGACGCTCCAGCAATACGGTATCATTAATGGACTTAAAGTTTTAAAACTAGAGGCAGAATGAAATGGGACTATCAACAGAAGGATCAACAATCGTTAGCGTAGAGCAGTATCACCCCGACGGGTTCTACTACGGGGCTGACGTAGAGGTAGAGTGGGACGACGAGACAGGCTACATAGGCGGCGAGATTGTAGGCCGTATGTACGCTAATTCGTCTCTGAGTGAGCGTGAGGTAGAGCGTTTAGAGGAGGAGCTAATTGAGATAGCCATAGACGAGTTCAAGTCATGACATGGCACTATGCTGCACGTAAGACCAAAGACTTTGCCGGGGAGGATCTGTACGAGCTAGTGGAGGTGTACAAGTTTGACAGTGACAGCGTAGGGTGGACAGAGGACGCCGTATCAGTATCTGCAGAGTCTAGGGAAGCGTTAGCTAAGTGGCTACGTAAGGCTGCAGATGACGTACTAAGTAGGGATGTGATAGAAGATGTTTGAGGATCTAGAGGATTTAACACTTGACAAAAAGATAAAAGAGGAGTATACTATTAGTAAGACTGGCAAAAGCCAATCTAAACCAACCAATGTAACTAAACAGGGAAGCGAACCTATGTTTGACGTAATCGAAGGTACAGTAAACTTCAGCAACATCACTAAGCACGACGAGTACATGGGTCAGTCTACGGGTGCCTTCAGCATGACCGTAACACTGTCCGACGAAGATGCCAACCAGTTAGCAGCAAAAGGCGTCAAGATCAAGGATTATAACGGCGCAAAGCAGCGCAAGTTCAAGTCACGTTTCGACGTAAAAGCCTTTGATGCTGACGGTGAGGAGTGGTCTGGTGAGGTGCCTTACAACTCTAAGGTGCGCCTGAAGTACAAGCTGGGGCCACAACACCCAGTACACGGTGTGTCTACCTACCTAGAGGCCGTCAAGGTTATCGAAGTAGCTGATAACGAAGCCACAGCAGACGCAGCGGAGTTCTGATAATGGCTGACTCCAAGGTTGTAGGAAGGGAACCATGCCCTAACTGCGGCTCCAAAGACAACGTAGCAGTATACGAGAACGGGGGTAAGCATTGCTTTACACCGGACTGCGGCTACCATGTCTACGGTGGAGGTTTCGAGGGGGTGGCTGATGCTGCCCCTGAGATTCCAGTCTCGGGCTACAAGGTAAAGTTAGGGCCAGCAGTATCGGACTTAGATACACGTAAGATTTCAAAGGAGACCTGTGCAGCCTACAAGGTCACTGTAGAGTTCGATCAGCAGGGTAAGATAGACAAGCACTACTATCCTTACTATCACCCTGAGACGGGCGAACTGGTGGCTTCTAAGGTACGTCAGGTAGCTACCAAAGGCTTCTACGCCACAGGTGACCTACCCAGTGCTGGCCTATTCGGGCAGAACGTGTGTAGGGGCCGTGGGAAGTTCTTGACTATCACTGAGGGAGAGCTAGACGCCCTGAGTGTGTACGAGATGTTCGGTAAGAAGTTCGACGTGGTTAGCCTCAAGGGTGGCGCTAGTGCTGCCGTCAAGGAGATTAAAGCCAGCCTAGAGTTTATCGAAGGGTACGATCAGGTTGTCCTGTGCTTTGATAACGACAAGGCGGGTAACCTAGCAGTAGAGCAAGTCAAGGACATTTTCAGTCCTAACAAGCTACGCATCTGTAAGCTGCCTATGAAGGACGCCAGTGAGATGCTCACGGCAAACCGGATCAAGGAGTTTACTGAGGCGTGGTGGGACTCTAAAGTCTATAGACCAGACGGCATCGTAGCAGGGGAGGACACTTGGGATGCGCTTGTCAACAAAAGATCCGTTAAATCGATTCCTTACCCGTGGGAAGGACTTAACACCATCACAAGGGGTCATAGGCCCTATGAACTCGTCACCATTACTAGTGGATCTGGAATGGGGAAAAGCCAATTCATACGAGAGCTTGAATACGACTTACTACAGCGTACACAAGCGAACATCGGAGTACTTGCACTTGAAGAAGACGTACCCCGTACCACTCTGGGAATCATGTCGGTGGCGGCAAATAGGCCGTTACACTTGGAAGAAGACACACCTGTCGATGACCTTAGACCATACTGGGAAGCAACTCTGGGAACGGGAAGGTACTATCTATTCGACCACTGGGGGTCAACTTCAACGGACAACTTACTATCAAGAGTCCGGTACATGGCGAAAGCCCTTGACTGCAAATACGTTATACTTGACCACCTGTCCATCGTAGTATCAGGTCAGGACAACGGAGACGAGCGTAAGGCTATCGATGAGATAATGACTAAACTCCGCACACTGGTGGCAGAGACAGGGATTGGATTGTTCCTAGTGTCGCACCTGAAGCGGGTCACTGGTAAAGCTCATGAGGACGGCGGCTCCATTAGCCTACAGGACTTACGTGGTAGCCAGAGCATAGCCCAGCTATCCGATATTGTGATCGGTATGGAGCGAAATCAGCAACACGAGGACCCACTAGTACGTAACACAACGTGCGTCAGGATACTCAAGAATCGCTACACTGGTCAGACAGGCCCCGCTTGCTGGCTACGGTACGACCTAGAGACAGGACGCATGAATGAAGTACCCGCACCTTCATTTGACGAGGGAGAAACTGAGTTTTGAAATGGTATGTAATTGGCGAAGAATATGCAAGTGATGGAATGTACCTCGACGTTGTTTTAGGTTTATTCGGTAACAAAGCAAAAGCGGTTGATTTTTTATTACTTGGTGTTGATAGAGACATATACCCACAGGCTTATGTAATACCTCAGGCTGAATACGATGAGGACGAGACAGACTTTTAACAGTAGGATGCTAGAGATGCAATCTGAACCACGATACGTTTACTTTGATTTAGAATCGGACGGCCTGAAGCCCAGTGTAATCTGGTGTGTGGCTTGTAAGTACAAACAGACTACAACGGTGATCACTAATGCTACTGACCTCATTGCGTACAAAGCTTCGATCCCTGATGCTATATGGGTTGGACATAATGTCATCGGTTATGACATCCCTGTACTTGATCGGCTATGGGGTGTGGTCTTTGATCCTGAGTATGTCTTGGATACCCTTACACTTAGTCGTCTGGCTGATCCTAGTCGCTCTGGTGGACACTCACTTCGGAACTGGGGCAACACCCTAGGCTTCCCTAAGGGTGATCACAACGACTGGTCACAGCTAACCCCACAGATGATTGACTACTGTATGCGGGACGTAGACGTAACCGAAGCAGTACATAATGAGCTACGTAAGGATCTTAAGGGCTTTTCTGATCTATCTATAGACCTAGAGCACAAGGTAGCTTGGGTCATAGCAGAGCAAGAGAGGAACGGGTGGCTGCTTAACTTTCGTTATGCGTCTACATTGCTGGCTGAGATGCTTCAGCGCCAGAAGGAGATAGAGAATGAACTACAGGAAGTCTTTCCTCCAATCGTTGAAAAGCGTTTCTCGGACAAAACAGGAAAACGTCTTAAGGACAAGATTACTGTGTTCAATCCGGGTTCTCGCCAGCAAGTCGCAGAGAGACTTACAGAGAAGGGTGCTAAATGGGGCAGCGTTACAGAGACGGGAAAACCTAAGGTTGACGAAAAAACCCTCTCGGAGAACTTATCAATCCCTGAGTCGCTTCTTGTGCTCGAGTACCTCACGTTACAGAAAAGATCTGCAATGGTTCAGTCATGGATAGATCACGCTGATCAGGACACAGACCGTGTACATGGCCGTGTAAACCCTTGTGGGGCCGTTACTGGACGTATGACACACCAGAGTCCTAACATGGCCCAGATCACCGCCAGAGGCCTCTACGGGGCTGAGAGCAGGATGTGCTGGATTGTACCAAAGGGTAAGAAACTGGTTGGCTTCGATGCTTCAGGTCTGGAGTTGCGTATGCTGGCTCACTATATGGACGACGAGGACTATACAAATGAAATCCTTACAGGAGACATTCACACCGCAAATCAAATCGCTGCAGGACTTAAGGAACGGTCTCAAGCTAAAACTTTCATCTATGCTTTCCTCTACGGGGCAGGAGATGCCAAGATTGGAAGCGTCGTCGGGGGAAGTGCTAGAGACGGCAATGCGCTTAAGCAACGTTTTCTCAGCAATACACCAGCTCTTGCAAGTCTACGAGAACGAGTTGGGCGAGCAGTTGGAAAAGGTTACCTTATTGGACTCGACGGAAGAAAGCTCTGGGTTAGGTCAGAACATAGTGCACTAAACACACTATTACAGGCTGCAGGAGCCATCGTAATGAAAAAGGCCTTAGTGTTGCTAGACGAGCAAGCCAAGGGTCAGGACTTTAACTTTAAGTTTGTAGGTAACGTGCATGACGAAGTACAGGCAGAGGTTGATGAGCAACAGGCAGAAGCTTTCGGGGAGCTTGCGGTGTCTTGCCTTAAGCAGGCAGGGGAAGCCTTCGGACTCCGCTGTCCCCTCGACGGAGAGTACAAAATCGGAGACAACTGGAGTGAGACGCACTGATGGAACAGCTTACATTAATGATAGAGGATGATCATTATGATTTAGGCGGTGATCATAAGGAATGTAGTAAGTGTAAGCAGCTGTTGCCTATAGAAAGGTTCTCAAGAACCTCGGGAGGAAATTACCTAAGACCAGAATGTAAGAAATGTAATAATGAACTGAGCAAAGTAAGAGAAAACTTAAGGCTTAAATATGGTATGCCGCCTAAAGGATACATCTGTCCCATCTGTGAGGGGGACGAACAAGCTGTTAAAGGGCGAGGAAACACAAATAACGGGTCTTGGGTGTTAGACCATTGCCACGAGACAGAGGCTTTTAGAGGCTGGTTGTGTCATAAATGCAACAGGTCTTTAGGAGGGTTTGATGACGATACGGCTATGCTGACTAGAGCCATAAAATACTTAGAGGAAAACCAATGAGTAAATCGATATACACACTAGTAGACGACATTTACTCTGTTGTATCTACAAAACAACCCCCTGAAGGTGTTGACCTAGATCAGGCCATTGACGACTTCGGGGAAAACGTAAAGAAACTAATGCACAAGGAGTTCGGAAATGAAAAAGCTTCTGACGGAAGAACACTTCGTATGTCTAATATTGGTCGGGATGATCGCTATCTTTGGAACGCTGTTAACAACCCTGACGTAGGCGAAGAGATTCAAGGCCATACTTATGTTAAGTTTTTGTACGGTCACCTGATCGAAGAACTACTGTTGTTTCTAACTAAGGCTGCTGGACACGAGGTAACAGATGAGCAAAAGAAAGTCAACGTCCGAGGCATTACTGGTTCTATGGACTGTAAAATTGATGGCATTGTCACTGATGTTAAGAGTGTTTCGACTTTTGGGTTTAAGAAATTCAAAGACGGTACGCTCGCTTACGATGACCCATTTGGTTACGTTGGGCAGATTAAAGGCTACGCTCACGCAGAAGGAGCAACAAAGTTTGGCTGGCTCGCAATGGACAAACAAAACGGCCATCTCACGTACCTACTTTACGACACGGAAGATACGCAGGCACCGATATACGACCTGATCAGCTACGACATAGAGGAGCGCATTGAACACGTAAAAAAGCTAGTGGAGCTACCCGACCCACCCGACGTATGCTATCAGCCTATCGACGATGGAAAGAGTGGGAACCAGAAACTCGCCGTCGGATGCTCCTACTGCACCTACAAAAAGTTATGTTGGCCTTCCGTTCGCGCCTTCGCTTACTCTTCAGGTCCTCGCTATCTGGTTACCATTGAGAAAGAACCTAACGTCATGGAGATACTGCTTAAGGATGTATCATGAGTCGCAAAAAGAAAACACCAGCGGGGTTTAGGAGTACGTTTGAGTATGAAGTATCGCAAGAGTTACAACCATGTGGATTTAGCTACGAGCCTTCGTCAATCCCGTACACAGTCCCTAGGATGTACACCCCAGACTTTGTGTTCGACAGCGGAGAGTCAATCACCTACGTCGAGTGTAAGGGGTACTTCAGGGCCGGGGACACCCAAAAGTACAAGGCAATAGCGGCATCCCTGTCTTGGACTGAAGAGCTTGTGTTTGTACTCATGAAACCTGAGCAGAAAGTAAGTAAAACTACTAAACTAACCATGTCAGAATGGTGTGACAAGCACACGATAAAATGGTATACTATTAATACACTACCGGAGTTGATAGAGTATGTTAACACTTGAAGAGACTAAAGAAAAAATCCTTAGGTTTTATGACCCTGATGATTTACTAGAGGCTCTTCAGATAACATCAGATGAGCTACTAGACAGGTTTGAAGATAAGCTAATAGTAAGACTAGAAGAATTTTGGGATGAGATATTAGAGGAGGAAGAGGATGTCTATTAACAAAGCACTACCTAGGGAGTGGGATGATGCGTCTAAGATTATTGAAGAATATAAAGTAATGCAAGAAGATATAGTAAACAAACCACACCACTACAACGCAGGCAGCATTGAGTGTATTGACGCAATCAAGGAGTCTATGGAGCCTGAGCAGTTTGCAGGATACCTAAAAGGAAACTGCATTAAATACTTGTGGCGATACGAGTACAAGGGCAAGCCTGTAGAAGACCTACGTAAAGCCCGGTGGTACTTAGAGAGACTAATCAAGGAAAGTATATGAAAGTTGTAACGCCAGACTTTAAGAAGCAAAAAGATCCAGTAGATCAGGTAAAGGAGTTAGCTACTGTACATATTCCTCAACTACTACTGGAAAATAAATTTGACTCCGCAGTATTCATAGGGTCTAACGATGAGACGATGATGTTTCTGACTAATCTAAATGCCGCAGAGTTAAATCTACTCATCGACGTAGCAAAACAATACGTACTAATGGGAGAATGAAATGAGAATTGATGACTTGACTATCCGTAACGCAACTAACGGCTACATTTTGGAGTACTACTGCTCAGAGACAAAGGTAATGATCTATAACACACTTGCTGAACTGCTAGGTGCTATAGAAAAACTTCTGGACTCAGAGGACAGCTAGTGAAAACCCCCTGCATCAGACAATGCGGACTAATGAACGACAAGTGCATAGGCTGCGGCAGAACTAAAGAACAAATCATTAACTGGACTAGATACACAGACGAACAAAGGAGCAACATCATTGGATATTTATCAGGAACTAATCCACAAGTCACGCTACGCTCGTTACGTACCAGAGAAGAAGCGTCGTGAGACTTGGGAAGAGACCGTACAACGGTACGTAGACTACTGGGGCGACAAGCTGCCTGAAAAAGACGCTAAGGACGTCACAGAGGCAATCATAGGGCTAGAAGTAATGCCATCCATGCGAGCTTTAATGACCGCAGGTGAGGCCTTAGACCGAGACAACGTAGCTGGCTTTAACTGTAGCTACCTACCTATCGATCACCCTAAGGCTTTTGATGAGATGATGTACGTACTCATGTGCGGTACAGGCGTAGGCTTCTCAGTAGAACGGCAGTACATAAGCAAACTACCAGACGTAGCAGAGAAATTACATGACACAGAAAGTGTTATTCACGTTGCAGACAGTAAAATTGGATGGGCAAAAGCATACCGAGAACTTATTGCCATGCTCTATTCAGGTCAAGTCCCAAAGTGGGATACAAGCGGAGTTCGACCTTCTGGTGCACCCCTCAAAACTTTCGGAGGTCGTGCGTCTGGGCCAGAACCTCTTGAAGATTTGTTCCGATTCACCGTTGAAGTCTTTCGGGGAGCTTCTGGACGAAAGCTTAGTTCCATCGAATGTCACGATATCTGTTGTAAGATTGCACAGATCGTTGTCGTCGGAGGAGTCCGAAGAAGCGCACTCATCAGTCTTAGTAACCTTACCGACGACAGAATCCGTCGAGCAAAGACAGGACAGTGGTGGGTAGATAATCCTCAACGTGGTCTAGCTAACAACTCTGCTTGTTACACAGAAAAGCCAGACTTCCCAGCGTTTTTAGAAGAGTGGAAAAGCCTATATGAGTCGTACTCAGGAGAACGAGGTATGTTCAGCCGAGTCGCCAGTAAAAAGCAGGCTGCAAAAAACGGTAGAAGAGATGTTGACTGGGACTTTGGGACCAACCCTTGCTCAGAAATTATCCTCCGTCCTTATCAGTTCTGCAACTTATCGGAAGTTGTTGTACGGCCAACCGATAGTCTTAAGGATCTCAAACGAAAAATACGTATTGCGACTATCCTTGGATCTCTTCAGGCTACGCTGACAGACTTTAGGTACCTACGTAAGGTCTGGAAATACAACACCGAAGAAGAGGCACTACTAGGCGTATCACTAACAGGCATCATGGATCACCCTGTGCTATCAGGACGGGAATCCGTAGGAGACAACGGTGACAGTAAACAACTTAAGAAATGGCTTACCGAGATGCGTGAGGAAGCTATTAAGACGAACGAAGAATGGGCTGCTAAACTTGGGATTAATACTTCTACTGCTATTACTGCTGTTAAGCCCTCTGGTACTGTCAGCCAGCTTGTTGATTCTGCTAGTGGCATTCACCCGAGATACAGCAAGTATTACATCCGACGAGTAAGACAGTCAGCTAATGACCCCTTGTGTGAGGTCTTAGAGGCCGCAGGAGTGCCTGTGGAGGACGATCTGGTGTCACCCGGTACCAAGGTATTCAGCTTCCCTATGAAGGCTCCTGAGACCGCTGTGGTGACCAAAGAGGTAGGGGCAATGGAGCAACTCAGGTTGTGGAAGTTGTACCAAGACTTCTACACCGAACACAAGCCTAGTATTACTGTGTACTACAAAGAGTCAGAGTTCCTAGAGGTAGGACAGTGGTTGTACAATAACTTCAACGATGTATCAGGAGTTAGCTTCTTACCGTATAGTGAACACACGTACCAACAGGCACCTTACGAGGAGATAGATAAGAAGACATACGAGCAACTCGTGAAGACAATGCCTACAGAGATTAACTGGGACATTGTAGAACACGAGGATAAAACTGAGGGGGCACAAACGTTAGCATGTACTGGAGGAGCATGTGAACTGTAGATAAAACTAGGGGAGCCGAAAGCTCCCCCTTTTTTTATTTAGCTGCGTTAGATGCTTTCTTCAGTTCTTTAAATAACTTAGGATCTTCTGCCTCAAGCCTCTCTAGTACACCTTTAGCCTCAAGGTTTCTATATAGAGCGGCTTTCCCTGAAGTTGGTAAGTTTCGTATTGTTTCTTTACGTTCTCCAGAAAACATAAGCTTTTTAGGTGCCGTAGCTTGACCAACAGTAGCCGACATGCCTCCTGTTGTTTGAGACGGAGTAATTCCAAGTGCTTGGGCTTTTTGACCGACGCTCTCTGTAGCCCTACGTAAGGAAGCTTGCCCACTACTTTGTCTAGCTAATATACGTTGAGTAGACTCTTTAGCTAATATCCTAGCGCCAACACCGCCAGAAACAAGTGTAGCTTTTATGCTTTGGCTAACACTGGGAGCAGCAAAAAGAGCCGCTTGTCCTACAAGAGCCGTATTAAACAGGTTTTCAAAAACAGAACCTTTAAATGTTGAAGGCATCATATTTTTTAGAGCTTCTGTTTCGTCTGTTGCTCTTTGTATTTGTGTATCAATATCAGCCATCTGAATAGCGTATCTGTTTTTTACCTCCTCAATTTTTGTTTTGAGAATACGACTACCTTCTGCTTCTCCTTTCATAACTGATCTTTGCCTGTTTAGCTCCGCTATTTCAGCGTCTCTTTTTTTAGCTATCGCGTCTCTTTGCTTTGAAAGGTCTCTTTTAAGTAAAGCTTTTTCCTTAATTGCATCTTTTGCGACTTTCTCAGCCTCTTTGTTTGCTAGAGATATGATGTTTTCTTTGTTTTGTTTAGTTAGTTGAGCAAGAGTCTGTGCTTCGTTTTGTAGTCTTCCTTGACCACGAGCAGCAAACCTAGGGCTAAAGCTTCTAACGGCGTCTAAATAATCACTAGCATCAAAAGCACCAGCACGTACTTGTGACCCGCCACCAGAAGCTTTTGCTATGGCGTCGTCTACAGTACTACGAATACCCCATGCGTACCTATCAGCATCAAACGCTTCTTTTTCTGCCTTAGATAGCCCTGACTCTAAAAGATCATTAAAGTAGTCCTGAACTTCCGAAGAAAAACGACGAGTAGATACGCTTTTATCGGATAATCCATTAATTGCTGTACCTATGGTGCTTCTAAGCTGTAATAAGTCCTCTCCCTTAATTGTACCGTCCGGGGCTTTTCTTGTTATTTCACCACTAATGTAGTTAGTGATGTCTCTTATTATGCCGCCTCTCTCGGCACCTACAAGAGCTAGGTCGGCATAGTCGTCTTTAATTCTGTCGATGAACTTAACAGCGTCTTCAGCATTTATAGAGTACGTCTTACCATTAGCTACTTTAAATCCATATTGGCTCCAAAGCTGATCTAAAGCTTTGTTTGCTTGTTGTGGATCCATAGCGCCTAGAGCGTTTATTTCATCGGCAGAAGCACCCGGAGGCGCTGCTTGACGTAACGCCTGACCACGAAAAGCTGCGTTTGCTGCATTAACAGCCGCATCTGCTTCTTTTACGGCTAATGTTTTAGCAACACTTGCATTTGATTTTGCCTCTTCTAACTCAGCAAGACGAGCCTCATATTCAACTTTACGAGCGCCCTCACTTTCTTTTGCTAATCGACGGACTTCAGCAATTTCATCATCAAACTTAAGTCCTATCTCTTCAATAGCTTCTGTAGTGTTCCTGTTAATTGCCTCTTTAGCAAGTTTAGTCTTTCTAATAGCGTCTGCCTTAATTTCTGAGGTGGCTTTTTCAGCGGCCCTAGGAGTTAACGCACGACCAGCTACTTTCCTAGCTTGTTGCTCACTCAGTGTCCTTCCTCCGTATGCCTTAGATATAACGGATCGGTATACTTGAGAAAGGCCGTGTTCAGTAAACATAAGGTTTACAAAGTCGGCACCTTCGCCCAACTGTTGAGCCATTTTAGACTCAGTAGCAAAATCGTATACTTTTTTAGCCCCTGCAAAAGCAAAAGGAACAGTAGCAGAAATTCCAGCAGTAAATACAGCATTTGTGGCTTTTTCTTGTAAGTCTTGACCTTCAAACCCTATTACAGCCCCTTCAGCACCTGCCAAAGCAGAAGCAGCTACTGGTGTAGGCGCTCCAGAAACAAACTGAGCCAACCGACCACTCTGCTGTTGTCCTAATTGTTGTGCCAAAGAAACAGCATCTTCTCCTCTCTTTGCGAAAGCACCACCAAGTGTAGCAGCAACATCGTCAGCAACAAGACCAGCCTGTGCTCCTTGTCTTAGTTTAGCAGCCTCGGATATTACCCTACCACCAGCCAAAGACACAGGAGACAGCACACCACCAGCAACGTTTGCTATGCCAGCAGTCCAAGGATTTTCTTCAGCAAACCTTGCAGACTCTGCTTCAAGACCTGTCTTCATTTCTGACGCAATATCAGAGATGCTTTTACCTTGTGCTAACTCAGGATCTAACACCTTTACCATCGTTGCTGCTATATAGCTTCCTACCTCTTCAGACTTATTTAGCCAAAGACCATCAATGAAAGCCCTAGCAGTCATCTCTAAGTCGTCTACAGTAAATCCTTCTTCGGACTCTGCTTTCTCAGTAAACGCTTGCATGTTTTCAGCAACGTATTGCTCTTGTCGCTGCTCTGGACCCATAGCATCAACAGCATAAGGATTAGAAAACCCAACACCCGCTAATGTAGCTGCGTATGGGTTATCCTCTGATACTTCTTGACCTGTAAATATACTTTTAGCCATTTTATACCTACCGATAGAATTTAGGAGTAAAGCCTAACCCTTCAGAAATATACCTAACTTCTTCTTGTTCAACAACAATAGGATCTTCTCCGTTAGCCACTCTTTGTTGAATCCTCGTTAACATATCTTGCATAAGTTTTCCGTACTGTTGCTTTTTGTCTTCAAACCCTATCATTGTCGCATCCAATCCTTGGTTTATCTGAGAACCAAGGTGCCTGTCAGCAAGTAAAGCCATGTCGCTAGACGCTGCAAGTATTCTTTCTTCTGCTTGAAGATACCTAGTTATTTCTTCTGTGCTGGCGTTTTCACTAGGAAAACCTTGAGAAAAGATACGAACGTCAGTATCAGAAGCAACGCCGGGAGGGAGGCTGTTGATTATGTCGGTGTTCCTAGTGCGTAAAAAAAGAGTTTTTGCCTCTTCTTCCTCATCCCTCTTTCCAGCAAGATCTAAAGCAGATGTTCTGATTTGACTAACTATACCTGTTGATTTATCAGGATTAGCTAAAAGCTGCTGCTGTAGCGCCCTGTTTCTAGACATAGCTACAGATGCTTTTGTTGATTCCTCTGTAATTTTATTGATACGTGTCTCTACAGGAGAAGATACGTTTCCACGAGAAACCGCTGACCCATCAGAGCGAGGAACAAGAAGCGAATAGTTTATAGACCCATCAGCCATTGTTGCATCTTGAATCGACTCGGGGGTATACTTACCGCCCTTAGCTAACTCAAAAGCCATGTTTTCTTTTGGTTTTTCTTCTTGTGGCTTAAAGGGCCGTTCAGCTATTGTTTTACCTGTAATAGGGTCTACCAAAGCAGCACCTGCGGAAAGTGTTACAGGCTTAGGTGCCTCTCTAGGACCAGCGACCTTATCTACGTACTCCTTAGGGTCCATAAGCCCACTACGGATAGCCTGAGCAGCCTCACGATCACCCCGTTGTAAGGCCATCTGTACCGCCCTAGACCTTTGAGCCTGAGCAGTAATCTCAGCACCGCCTTGTTCTAAAGAAGCTACCTGAGCCGTTCTTTTTTGAGTAGCAGCATCAGCAGCCTGCTTAAACAAGTTAGCTAAATCAGTTTTACCTTCACTTGCGTACTTCTGGTACAAAGCAGTAAGTTGCTCAGGGTTGTCTTTGTTCTGCTCAAGTAGCTTTTGAACTTCTGCAGCATCAGTTTGCTTTTGCTGTTTTTGAACACCAGAAGTCAACATACCGCCTATGTTTTGACCAAATTGAGCAATAGGAGCACCAATCTGCTGACCTGCCATCATACCGCCTCTAGCGAGCATGTTAGCTATGTTTTCCATTCCGTATGCCATTTCTTAGTTCTCCTTAATCAAACAAACCGCCAAGCCACTCTCCAAAGCTAGAAGCTAAGGGATCAGCAGCGGCTCCAACAAGACCACCTAAACCTCCAAGAAGTCCTCCATAAACACCCCCATAAAGATTAGCTAGACCTTGTTGTTGTCCTAATGCACCTTGCATATTAGCAATCTGAGTTTGTAGTCCGTACTCACCTTGCTGCCTACGCGCTACATCAGCCATAGATGCCACATTTAGACCGCCCTGTAGTGCGTTCAAGAGGTTAGCCTGAGGCGCATATCCTGCTTGCATAGCCGCAAGACCCATACCTTGTAGACCTTGTTGCAATCCTAGCTGACCTTGTAGCATTCCTTGGCCGCCTTGCATAGCAGCCAAAGCCTGCTGCTGTTGAGCAAGGTTCATACCCTGTCCACCTTGTAGGGCCTGCATAGCAGCCTGTTGTTGCGCTAGGTTCATACCTTGGCCCGATTGTAGTGCCTGTAGTGCCTGTGCTTGCTGTGCTGCTGTCAAAGCCTGACTCTGGCCTGTCAGTGAAGACCCTAGTCCAGCGTACTGTGCGCCTAAAGCGCCTTGCTGTGCCTGCTCTCGTTGCGCTTGTTGCATAGCGCCTAACATAGCTGTGTTCTGTGCTTCTGCTTGAGCTTTAGCCATCGCTAACTGCTCTGGCGTACCACCATATTGATTGGTTGTTACACCGCCTCGTCCCTGAGCAAACAGACGCTCCTCTAGGGCCATACGCTGACGTTCTTCTTCTGGCGTTTGAGCAGCCCTCATACGTTCGTATATGGCCTGTTCTCTAGCGCCTGTAGGCATACCAGCTTGAGTCATAAAATCAGACCCTAGTCCGTATGCTTGCTGTGCTGCTGCTTGAGTAGAGCCAAGACCATAAGGGGTTTGACCTAATGCTTGTTGTCCAAGCAGCATTGCATAAGTTCCCGGAGCTTGTCCTAGCTGATTTGCACCGTAATTGTACAAAGCAGAGCCGGGAGTTTGTCCGTAGGCTTGTTGACCAAGGTTTAATAGGTTCTGACCAGCAGTTCCTAGAGAAGCCCCTGCTGTAGGTACCTGACCAAGCATAGTGCCTGCTTGACCAAACAACTGATTTTGCAGAGCTTTCTGCTCAGGACTTAAGTTAAACGCAGTGCCTCCTGTAGCAGTGGTAGATACGCCACCCAAACCTGACGTAGTTACGCCAAAAGGCTGAAACGAAATATCAGGAGCAGTTACCTGAGGAAGTGGAGTGTTATATATGTTTGTTATTTCACTAGGAATAAGGCCTGTAGTAGCTCCTCCTAGTAAATCACTTAACCAACTCATTAGTACGTACCTCCATCAATAGTACCTGTTGACAGAGTTCCTGTAAACGTCAAGGCAGGTATTGTTACTGTTCCTGTAAACGTAGGAGATGATGTGTCAGCTTTAGTAGCAATCGCTGTGCTAATGTTATCAAATTCTGTTTCAAACTCAGAACCTCTAATGATTTTGCCTGCATCTCCAGAAGGCAAAGAATCTTTAGCAGCAAAGTCAACTAGTTTTGTATAATTACTCATACTGTTTTACCTATCAGTGCTAGTACGTTAATTTCTTGTAGTGATAAAGGAAACCCGTTTATATCTGTTTCAATACCTATGGTGATAATACTGCCGCTTCCTGTTGCATTTATAACTCTTCGGCCAGTCAATTCGCCACCTGTAAACTCAGCAACATTAAACTCATCTATGCCAAAAAATCCCGGCTGTTGATCACCTAAAGTAAACTCTTTAGATGTATACGCAGTATTAAGATCATAAGCCCATTTAACAAATACTGTTAAACTATTACCGCCAACAAGCGTGGGTCTAAGTTTTTTGAGTATTTTAATTTTAGAAGGGTCGCCAAATGTCAATCCGGGACTAAAGTATCTAAAACGATAACTAAATCCATTATCAGAATATCCTGAGTATTTACCTATTCCGTCTAAACTACCGACATACAATGTACCGTCAGTAGACCTTTCGTAAGACGCAAAAGGAGCAGATACCCAACGAGTTACTCTGTAGGCTCCATTTTCTAATCTGTTTTTTAAATCAAAACAGTAAGTAGTGTTGGTGTCTGGAAACGTCAGCAAATAAAATGTATTTTCAGGGCTATACACAGAAGACGTAGGAGCGTCCCTAGTTTGAATAGCTTGAATAAACTCGCTTTTAATATTTCCACTTAGGTCAGACAGAGGCATTGACTTTTCTTGTATAGTTCTGCCAAAGCTTCTTAAGCCTGATTGAGCAACAAACAAAACATCAGTACCTATGTGCTGTACTGAGTTACGACAAATGCAACCTACTCCTGCTACTGTATCTGCTAAAGACATAGTGGCTGGCGAACTAGCTCCTTGATACACTAAAATACTATGCTGACCAAATATAATTAGTAGATTATTATGAGCAGCTAACGCTTTGATTTCGTCGTAGCCGTCGGGCCATGCTTTAGATACATCAATAGAACCCGAAGAGCCTCCAGTAAAGTCTGTACCAATAAGTAAATCAGACCAGTAAATTATTTGCTTATTTGTACTGTTGTCAGCTACCCACATACGACCATAAGCAGCTAAAGCTTCGTTACAAAATAACTTAGTATCTGTAGTAGATCCGGTGTAAGAACCAAACGTTTCTAAGCCACCTGAGTTCGTGTAGATTAAAGGCTCTTGTCCTCTCTGGAAAAAATAAGCAGCGTTGTTAAAATTAAGCATTTTCCAGTTATTAGCATTAACAGTGTAGGCTACTGGGGTTTCATCAACAAGGGTTACGTCTCCAGACATTATCTTATTGTTGCCTACAGAGAACAGCTTAGTGTTGCCTGCGTCATCATAAAAATAATGTATCTTATGGATTCTATCTGAGCCTAGCTCTGTTTTATCTTCTGTTAGTACAAAGTTTCCTTTACGTGCAGCAATACGGCCACGCTTGTCAATTACTGCGTTATCAGCAACTTCAGCAAAAGAAGGGTCCTGCGCTAAAGGAGAATCTTCAGTGTTAATTCCTTTAAACGCAGGAGCTACTAAATTAATACTCTGTAAAGGTTGTGACATAATTTAACCTCTTAAGGAGTATACCAGATAGTTTCTTCTGGATGCCTAGCAGCATCAATAGCTATAGCATCTGTTAAATACTTATCAGCAATAGCAAAGTATTCTGCAGTAGACGTTCCTCCTGTTTCTCCTCTCTCACGAGCTAACAAAGCAAGAGCTAAGTGAATTACAGGCATATGTGGAATATCTAACTCATCCGTGTCTAAAACCAAATCAGAGTCTCGTATAACACCAGTAGCCCTAATGGAGTAAACAGCATCTGGCTCAGGATACAGTTTTATTTGAGTGTCCCCATTAGAATCAAAGCCAGCATAAGTGTAGTACCTAGGGGTCCCTTCAGCAGGAGTATTAATGTTGTACTGCTCTTCAAACCAAACGCTAGGCCGATACTCAAGAAAAAAGTTAGACGTATCGTTAACAAAAGTTAAATCTTTATACTTATCTTTACTGTTAACTATAACGTAAACACTGGTTCCTGCAACAGTAGGTATTGTTGTAGTCACACGTAGACCAGACCAGTCCCAAGAAGACTCTATTAGTTTTTTAGCGTCGTTAACAAAATCGCCTACCATTTTTCCGTATGTAGTGGTTTGTACTCCAGAAACTTCTTCTTCGCGGAGTCTCCTAAGCACATTATTTACTATCTCTAGGTATGTCATATCTTATTTAATTCCTGTAAATAGTCCAGTTAGGTAGTCAGTTATTGGGAATTGTTGTCTCTGGAGTAGTTGTGGATCTACGCCCATAGGCGACAACATTCCTGTTGGAGTAGTTAGTTCACCAGCAGAGAAACCACCTCCACCACCACCTGAGGGGCGACTGCCGCCGCCGTCCGTAGTAATCACCTGACACTCTCCTGTCTCTTCGTTAAGCTTTTGTCCCTCAGGACACTCTGTTGGTGTAGGCTCCCCGCCGCCCCCGTCTACGGTTATAGGAGCACAGCCATTGTCATCTGCGTTATCTGCGGCAGGGTCGTACTTAGTCCCCTCCGGACACTCTGCTTGCTCAGGTGTACCGTCGTCGCCTCCGTCGGGAATGGTAGAGACAAAAACACAATCGTCTTCATCTGCGTCTAGGGCATTAGGGTCGTATGTTCCACCCTTAGCCTTACAGATCTCTTCAGGAGTCTGCCCTATACCGTCGTCGTTTCCATCGCCTACCAAAGTGATAACGCAATTACCCTCTGCATCTAGCTTTCCTGAACTATCTCCAACCTTACAAGGATCATTTTCAAACAGGTCACAAGCAGGATAGCTAGATTGTATTGCCCCATTAGTACAAACATCTCTGGGGTCTTCAGGTACAGATGCTGGCTTAGGGAGACACTCGTTGTTCTCAGCATCGTACTCAAGGCCATCTCTCTTGCACCGCGCCATCACTTCTTTGATTTCTTCTAGTGTTGGGCCTTCAGGCTCAGGCTCAGGCTCAGGCTCAGGCTCAGGCTCAGGCTCTGGTTCTGGGGTAAGAATGTCGATAACACAGTTACCCTCTGCATCTAACTTTCCTGAGCTTTCTCCAACCTTACAAGGATCATTTTCAAACAGGTCACAAGCAGGATAGCTAGATTGTATTGCCCCATTAGTACAAACATCTCTGGGGTCTTCAGGAACCGATCCCGGATTGGGTATACATCTATTATTTTCAGCATCGTACTCTTCGCCATTCGCCGTACATTGCGCCATGACCGCTTTAATTTCTTCAAGCGTTGGGCCTTCAGGTTCAGGTTCTGGTTCTACGTAATTGGGATCAGGTATACACCTGCCATCTTGATCGTGAATATATCCATCTTTAGAACCACAGGGTTGTCCCGGTAAGTAACAGCCAGCGTCTTTACTGTACAGCTTACCTGTTTCCGCACAGGCTTGTGCTGCTTCCTCATCAGGCGTTAACTCAGGCTCGCTTGTGAATACACAGTCGCCCTCTTGTTCAAAGTTGTCTGCGTCAGGGTCTTGACAGAAAACTTTTGGAGTACCATCATCGTTGTGCGTAGCAGAGCATAAATCTCCCCAATCCCTCCATGCGTATACTGAGTCAAAATCGATAGGGTTGTAAGGGGGTCTCGGGCTTGTACATTCAATAGGCCCGGTGGCGGGCGTTCCAGAGGAAATAGCTACACAAACACCGTTTACTATTTTCCCTTTAGTATTGCCATAAGGCAAATCACATTCAGCCCCCTCTTGAGGGCCTGTAACTGTAGGCACACAAGTAACACCATCAGCCCCTAGTTGACCGGGTTTGTTATCATCTGTTGTACAAGGGTCTCCGGGGTTTCCTGTGGAGCCTTCAGTACCGTCTGTACCGTCCCCAGTACCGTCTCCGGTGCCATCTCCGGTGCCTGTAGGCTTCTCACACACGCCCTCTGCGTTTTCTGTGTAGCCTTGAATACAGTCGCCACATGAGCTATCGGATACATCATCTCCGGGAACGTGAACACGGTTCTCTGCTTTACAATCTTCTGGGCTTGGGCCGTTGTCGCCTATGTCGTTCTCTAGGGCTATACAGGCTCCTGATGCGTCCTCTTCAAAACTAGTTAAGCAATCGCCACACTGGTCTTCTGAGGCAACCATGCCGCCATCACGGTTTACAGATGCACAGTCAAATAAGGGACTACCGCCACCTGTGTCACCACCGGAAGGTTCTTGCGTTGTTACTGTAGTAGTGCCGCCTTCTGAATTTGTTACTTGACCGCCGCTGCTATTAATCCAGTCTAAAAGATCTTGCGCCCAATAGTCTCCGTAGCTTTCTTTGAGGAAGTTATCAACCCCTCCAAAAGCATTGCTAACTAGTTCAAAAAGTGGGTTGCTGTTTACTACTTCCCGAAACCCTGCATCGTAAAAAACGTTTAGAGAATCAAAAGTATCAGTACCGCCATCCCAGCGTAATGCAGATACCGTACCATCAGCGTTTACATCAATCTTTTGGTAGGACTCTCCTGCGTTTGCCCACCATTCACCGCCTGTTATGTATTTCTTTGTAAACTCGTTTATGCCCTCAGTAATGTCTTTGGCATACTGAGTCAATGTAGTCGATAAAGACCCCTTAGGATCAATAAGACCGCCTAAGTCTATTTGCTCCCCTCTGATAACATCAGTAACAAGATCGCTTAGTAGAGTAGTGCCACCAGACATAAGACCTGATTGCAGTACTGTCTCAAGATCTATCTCACCGTTGAGTACAGCCTGTTCAAAGGCAGAGGCTACTGACCCAGCAATGGCTGAGTTGGCTACAGCAGAAGTAAAGTCAGTAAGCCCAGCTACAGACGCCCCTAAGCCTGCACCTACGGCTGACACAAGCAGCTTCTCAGGGTCAAAGGTACCTTGGGCTACCTGCTGAACACCGTTGGTTACAAGGCTGTTTACGGCTGCTGTAGCGGCTGCTGGAGACATTCCTGTAGTGCTAGATAACCAAGCAGAGGCATCTTTAAGAGCGCCCAAGCTACCGCCGCTAGTTGCACCGTAAGTCAGTGCAGTAATTACGGCAGTCTCAAGGATTACCTTGGCGTAGTCAGCAAAGCTGGCATGGTCATCGACCTTCATGGTCTTTTCGTAACCAGTACCTGTCCACTTATACTGGTCACCATCTTGGTTATAGACTACATCTTGAATGCCGTACTGATTGCGTAGCTCTGAGAACTCAGGACTATTCATCCAGTTCATGTACGCAGAGTATCTAGCGTTCTTTTCGTCTTGGATAATTTTTAATCTTATCTCTTCTTCTTGGCCCGGCTGCCAAGCAAAGTCCTCATCGCTTTGGTATTTCCACTCTAAACTGTCTTTGGTGTACGTAGGCTTTGCGTCCCACCAATCAGCACTAGCAACTAAAGATTGAGAGTCTGCTGTGTACGATTTGTAGTTATCAAAAGAGCCAAAGGTTTCTTGAAGCTGCTTGGAGTTGTTATAGTCAGACTGAAGGTCTGCTGCTGTACGGACCTCAAGACGGTCTACAGCGTTGTACGTAAAGGGATCAAATGAGTCGCCAGAGGTCTTAGCAGGTATTACAAGAAAGCTGTAGTTATCCGAATTTTCCCACGCTTTATCTTTAGCAGCTTCTAGGTCTGTACTGTCTTCTTGATCACCACTTACTAGAATAACGTATGCGTTAATAACTGTATCGTAGTTGTCTACGGTGTTGTGGTAGTTATTGTCGTAAAGTAAACTATAGGCGTACTTTTCCGAGGGCGTCATTTCAGCCCATGTTTTACCCGTAAAGGAGTACGTAGCCATGTTTACTTTTGACCCCTAATAGCCAGCAGCTTATCTGCGCCCCTTATGCCAAAAGAAGCGGTGACTGCAACAAAAAGTAAGTACTGGTACCATTCTGGAAGGTTATTCAATTGATTAAAGGCTAGACCCACACGGTACACCACTTCTGAGTTATCAAACGTAACACCCCACATAAGGGCCACAACGGGCGCTGAGAGCAAAAGAGTAAACCACTCATCCTTCCATGAGGTCTTAGCTTGCTCGGCCATGAGCTGCTCCCACGAGGCCGTATTAGCTATTAGCTGTAGCTCTTTCTCGTGCTTTGCATTGGCTTTGTTTTTACGGTTGTCTAACCAAGTTTTAACTAAGTCAGCTACTGGAGCAATTAGGGCTGTCCACATAAACTTACCTCAACATGTATACAGCAAGGGATATAGCAGCCGTAATAATAGCCCACATTAAACGCTCGGAGTTTTTGACAAACCCGTCGTTTCTTTGGGCTACCATCTTAACGTTATCAACAGTAGCCTCAAGATGATCCATACGAAACTCAAGTCGGTCAATTCTGTCTGTACCTGCCACTACTTTTTCTTCTAGCCTAACAATGTTAGTAATTGCTTCTGATACTTTATCTAGTTTAGACTCAATTCGATCTAAACGCTGCTCATAAGACGTTATAGGCATATTGGTAGTCATATTATTATTCCAAATTTAATAAAGCTTTAGCTCGTCTTACGTCAGCGTAATAAGATAGCTCACAATGGCGCTCCTCCCAAAACACAACAAAGTCAAGAAACTTACGAACTAAAGACCATGCCTTAGATACGTTACGTAGCCTCCACGCTCTGCCACTAATAGATTCATTGGGGTTTAAAGACCAAAGGAATACTACATTAAACCACTGACTAGTTGCGTCTCCTACACGTATTAAATAGTTTAGCAGAACATCAGCCATTGTTGTCTGCCTTAGTCGCTACATGAAAAAACAAAGAATACAGAGAAACAAACACAGTATCGTAATCCATAGTACCTACTACAGTTCCGTCAACAGGGCTGATTAGATTAAAGGTCTCGTTACCATCATAGACTTCCTCAAGAGTCCGCAAGTAATTCAACAGCTTCTCTTCACCTGTCTCGTTGTTGCGTTCTGCTTGAGCAGTCTTAAAGGCTATCTTACGCACACCGTTAATAGGGTTGTAAACATCAATCTGATAGGAGTACTCAAATAGCGTCTTGTCTATCGTGTCAGTTACGTTCTGTGCGTTGTATAGTGTTGGCATACCTTACGCTCCCTTGAGTGCTGCTACTTCAGCCTTGAGTTCGTCTACTTGGGCGGAGAGTTCCTGAATGGCTTTAATCAAACGAGTCTCTACAATACCTAAACCAGACACTTGCTTGTAGCCATCGTCGCCTTCAGATACCAAGTCAGCCCATGCGGTCTGCTCTAGCTCTTGAGCGATGAAGCCTTCTCCTGAGCCTAGCGCCTCATCTTTCCAGTCCCAGCGTACAGGACGTAGGGCCATGACGTTAGCCAGTTCTGACTCGTGGTCTGTTATGTTGTCTTTTAGGCGCATGTCTGATGCGCTTGAGAATGATGGAGATGAGCCTGTTGTGGTTAGTATTGAGCCTGCTGTAACGTTATTCTGAAAAAACGCAACAGTGGGCGTGTTAGACCCAGATGACGTTGTGTTCAAAACAAGAGGGTAGTTACCCGCAGAAGACTTCAGAAATAAACTACCACTTGACAAAAGCTCTGTTCCAACTGATGCAGCACCATCAGTGGCTGTTTTCCCAACCAGCAAGTTGCCGTCGGAGTCTATGCGCATACGCTCTGCAACAGTAGTGCTTCCGGTTCGATTAGAAAACGTAAGTGGAGAACCGTAAGAGGTCGCACCAACAGCATCAACAAACCAATAGTTGTTTGAGCCAGCCGCTGTATTAAGGGTGATTCCTGCGCTGTTTCCGTTGGTTGTGTTAGTGTTCTGGATAAACAGTCTAGCGGCAGTAACCCTAGATGTTAGAGTACTACTAACTACAGTAGCATCGCTTTTTGCAGCATGAAGTACAGAAAGCTCTGAACCGCTAGTGCCAATCCCAACGTTGCCAGTGGAGGTGATACGCATACGCTCTGTAATGCCTGAATCAGTCCCTCTAGAGCCAAAGGCTTGATGACAAAATCCAATATGGTTGCCGTCACTTCCCAAGAAAAGAGAGCCAACTGTTCCAGATAAAAGACCAACATGGTCTGTACCCAATGTGGTTGCATTGATATAGCAAGAGCCTGCCGCATCAGCTACCTCTAGGTTGCTTGGGAATGTAGCGCCTGTGCCAATCCCAACGTTGCCTGTGGGAAGTATAGTAATTGCATCTACGCTTGCATTAGAACCAACAGAGTGTGTAGCTATACCTGTAGCTCGGTCATGCTCAATGTTGTAACGGAAGCCCGTCAGATCTAGTTGAGTGCCTAGTGAGGCCGTAGTGACAGAGCCAACAACGTCTACGGCAAACGTATTAGCAGCAGAGCCTCCGGTTACGTCTAGTAGTACTTGAGGGTCAGCTTCGCCAATCCCAACACGGTTAGTCGTAGAGTTAACAAACAGCGTATTGGTGTCTACTGTTAGGTCGCCTGTGACCGATAAAGCACCCTCCGTCGTAATCAGATTGTCAGCTATTGTGAGCTGAAGATTGCTTTCTCCGTTACCATAGAAATGAATCTCGTTGCTGCCAAAGTCGTATCGAATGGAACCCTTGCCAGTATTAAAAGAGTTACGAAAGTCATACCTAGCCTGAAAGTCTGTAGTATCTTGCAGGATAAGCTGCGGTATGCTGCCTTTAATGTGAAGCTCAGAAGACGGATTCACTAAGCCAATCCCTACAGAGTTCGCGGACGCATCAACAAACAGCGTATTGGTGTCTACTGCTAGGTCGCCTGTGACTGTTAGAGTGCTTGGGTTAGTGCCTACCTCAATAACAGTACCGCCTGAATCTTCTGTGTAGAGTCTTTTGTTAGTTAAGTCTAATGCTGGTTCACCTTGCACTAGGTCTCCTGCCAATGGAGCACCAGAGCCATTCTTTAGCTTAATAGTAGTAGCCATTTAATAGGTTTCCTAGGTATTAATATGAACTATTGTCGTTGCTTGTTACTTTTGTTAACAAACAAGAAAGAAAAAGTAGGGGTTTTTAAAAGGAACCCCTGAAACCTCAGACCCTAAGGTAGCAGCTTAGGATTACTCGTCAGCAACGGCCAGAATAAATCCAGCTTCAGGACGATATACTTCAACACCGTAGAGGGTGTCAGCAGTGTACAGAGTAGACAAGTACTCTTGCTTGTACTGAGTCTGTGAACGTACAGACATCTGCTCTGCGTGAACAATGGCGTCACGGTGGAAGAACAAGCAACCACGAACGTCAATAGAACCACCAGCGTTCTGAGCAGCAGTCTCAAGAACAGGAGCATTGCTTGATACGTATACGTCAACGCCGTACAGGTTACCAATCAGTCCTGACTCAACACCACGACCGCTTACGAAGTCAGAAGACACGTAGCGATCAATACCCATGATGTCCTTACGGACAGCAGGAGGAATTACCAACACACGGCTTTCCATAGGTACATCAGCGTCGTCCATGAGCTTGATCATCTGACGAAGAGCAAGATCAGTGAAGTTATCGCCTGTAGCTACAGTGTCAGCAGCGTAGGTAGCGATACCAAGAGCAGCATTGCTGTAGTAAGCGTTGCTGTTTACCCAGCTAGCTGCGTCTGTGGGGGCCAAAGTTTTAGTACCATCACCAAAACCAGTACCACAGTTGATCAGATCAGTGTCAACCTTAAGAGCCAGAGCATAACCAGCATCACTGGTGTAGAACTGACGGAGGCTGTTGAGTGCCTGTACTTCAACAATATCTTCGATGAAGCGTGAGTACTCAAAATGACGATCAATGGTAACTACCAACTCGTCTTCTACATTCGCTTGAATGTTAACAGCAGTGTCAGCAACTTTAGCTGAAGCAGCGCCACGAGTAGGCTTAGGGATGTGAATGGTGTCGCCTTTCTTGCCAGACATTGACATCTTCTTGACAAGGGGTGACATCTTAAGGTTTTTCTGGTAAGCAGCAATAATTTCATCACTCCAGATTTCTGGAATAAACGTTGCTGCTGCTGTTTTATTGACGATAGAACCACCGCCAACTGTTCCGGGGTAAGTTTGAGTAGCCATGATAAATCTCCTTTAGATTAGGCTATTTGACTCGACCCTCTTGATACGCTTGCATTATCTCATTAGCTAATGCTTGATAGCGTTCTGGGTCGTCTCGCATAAGTTTAATAATGTCAGCACGACGATAAACTTTCTTACGTGACCCTTCAGTAGTACCTCTAGCGTTGCCTGTATTAGCAGCCTTTAGTTGCTGTTTACGAGCCTGCTGTTCAACTTGTGCAGTTTGTTGTACGACGCTTTGGCGTTCTTTCCACAAACTAAACAATTCGTCAGCAGCTTCATAATCAAACTGTTGGTCAGCCTGTACAAACAACTGAGTACGTATCTTAGATCCTTTAATCCATTCAGCAAACTTTTCGTTCTTAAGAATACTTTCCATATCTGGGTGCTTAGATTGCAACGTCGATAAAGCTAGTTGTTTCTTTTGAGCTAAAGTGTACTGTTCGGCTTCTTTGATCTTAGGATGGTTCTCAATCGCCTTATATACTGCTTTGTCAGGATCAATAAAGAAGTCGTATTCGTCTTCTTCTTGCTGTTGTTTTTGAGGTGCTTTTTGTTGTGAGAGTTGTGCTGAAATGAAGTCATCTACAACTTTACGAAGTTCGCCTACTTCAGAACTTTGCTTGCCTAGAGCTTGCTCCGCATTACGGTGCATCTCCACAAGGTCCTTCATAGACTTACCACGGTACTTCTCAGGAATTTCATCCTCATCAGTCTGTGGTTGTTCTTGGGTTACCTCTTGTTCTACAGTAGTATCTTCTGTATCAAGAGACTCTACTTCTTCGTTGTTTTTAATTTCTTCTTCGCGCTCGTCAGTGAGTTGTGCTCTTGCCATTATTAAAATGCTCCGCCTTTTGGTTATGGAGATATATTATGGGGTTGGCTTATTCAGCTTCCCGTTTAGTTCTACCAGCTTTTTCGTGTTCTTTAACCCATTTCATGTGTGCTCCGGGGAAGTCCCCAGAAGACCCATCAAGGATAGTACTCGTGGCTGATAGTATTCGTTTGGCATTAGCGCCACAACCGCACCTACTGGTTGTAACGCCCGCCTCTACAAAGTTTTCAAAAATGTGACCTTGATCACACCTAAAGTCATACACTTTCAGCATCAGTCGTGATCTCTTTGTACGCATTGTCTATTGTTGTTTCAAAGTTGACCAATGAAGCTAACACATTAATCTGACCTTTGCGAAAGTACATATCTGCTTCGTCTTTGATTGCGTTAACATTATTGATAGCTATTATGTTATTCTGTAGTTCAGAAATAAGCTGCTTATAACCATCAGTGTTAAACAGATCAAAATAGTTGTTGTAGTACGTTTCAAGTTCTTTGTCCAAGGGAGGCCTCTTAGGTTGTCTCATGTTTGTCAAGTGTAAATAGTAACAACTTATGTTGTACACTTTACATTATAGCATAAAAAACAGCATTTGTCAATAGTCAAACACTATTTTTGTGAATTATTTACCTTTTTTCTTCTTGTAAGTTACCTTTTTACCTGATTTCTTAGCGGCTGCTTTAGCTTTGCTCATGCCTTCTTTTGTGTAAGCATAGTGTTTTCCGTTAACTACTGGCATAATTACTTCCTCTTTTTGGCTGTTTTAGCTGATTGTTTAAACGCTTTTGCTGTAGGCGCTCCTTTAGATCCGGGCTTTCTCATCTTTTCACCAGAACCTTCTTTGATACGCTTGCGTTTTGCGTGTATATTTGCATACAAACCTTTAGCCATCACCACTTCTCCTTATCAGCCCAATACGCTGCACTCATTTTACCTTTAGCAATGTTTTTAGCGTGTCGTGCCTTAAAAGACTTTTGTCGTGCTGTAGGCTTTTTATCGCCTTTTACGCCCTGTTGCCCAAACCTTATGGTTTTGACTTTATCGCCCTCTTTAGCGACAACTACGTGGCTTTTAGTGGGATGGCTGGGCGTTCTCTTGGGTTTGTTGTACCCGCTTACGCCTGCTCGTTCCAGACGAGGGTCCTTCTTTTTGCTCATTAAGTTTCTCCTCTAGCTCTTTAATTTGGTCTTGTAGCTCAGTAAACCGTGGTTCAAACTTTCGCTCAAATATAGCAACCAGACTGTCCAAATCTCGTTGAGTCATTAACATCTTACGTCTCCGTTATTACAGG